TCAAACCCAGAACCGGCAGACTCCACAGCGAGGACAGCACGAAGAGCGGCCTCTTCAACACCGATCTCTGCTGCTACGGTAGCGACATCTTCTGGCTGCATAGGTAGTGCAGCACCCTTAAAATCATCCATCGTTATTCCTTTGGTGTCGAGTTATAGATCATCTGGTCTTTCTTCTGAGAACCGGACGACGAGCCGAAGTAGAAAGCAATGATACCACCCCAAGCGGTTTGCAGCGCACCGAGCAACAAGAGCAATGCCTCATTCCCTGTCGTTGGCAACCCGTAGATCAGTATGTAAATCATTATAGAGAAAAACCCAACTGTAACTCCGATAGCCAAAGCCCGTGGAATCCAGTCTTTTGTTTCTTTCTGCATATCTCTTGCAGACTTACGGTCGTCTACTGCAATGCGCTCAAGATCAATGTCGAGGCTTTTCATTTGGACTTTGAAGTCGGCATCAATTTTCTTGACTACCGAGAGTTGCTCAGGGGAAGCCGAAGATAGGGCCACAGAGAGTTCTTCCACAGACCCGTTTTCATTACCAAGCAAAGCTTGAGACAGGGCTTTCACACCCATACCAGCTAGGGGACCGCCAAGTGCAGTAGCAATACTAGGCGCAATAGAGCCGAGTAGCGGCCCGAATGTTTTAAGTAGGTCCATCTTTACCTCCGGTTGACTTAGAACCAAGCATGATCCCAGATAGAGTGCCTGTCAGGAACGTAGCGATTGGCGCGATTAATTTGAAAAATTCTTGGTCATTTGGTGCTTGCCCGTCAATAGGTTGTACAACAAATATCAGGCTGTACAGAACAGCGAACACAGTTCCAGTCAGGGTCAAGCACAGGGACACCCCGATGATAAACTGAAGCAAGGCGTGGAGTTCGTCTTCCTTGATCCTCATCTTGCTACGGCTCCGCACGGGTTTCTTTTTAGGGTGTCCGCGGAACAGGTTCCAGAAGCGGTGCAAATAGGAGGATTGCATTCGGGCGATTCCCAGTTAGCGGGGTCTTGACACGGGTATCTATACCGATCCTCGCACCCTGCCAAAGCAATTAGCGTGATGATAAGAAAGTATTTCATTTTTGAGTAAACAAAACCATTCCGATGCCAACGCATACGGAAAACAAAACAACAGCACCGACAAGCCAAAGCCCCATAATCAGGTCTTTGCGGTTTTCTTCGGCTTCACGCTGCGCGGCTGCGGCTTCGCGGGCTGCCTGCTTACGCATCTCAGTTACCTCTTTTTGAATAGACGCCCACGCACCAATGCCATACGCACCTACAAACAAGTTGCGGGTATCTAACTGTAATTTCTGAGCTTTTTGCTTTAAGGTATAGAGTTTAATTGCCTCGGCTTCGAACTCAGCTTGACTCTGGAAAAGCCGTTTATTTCTTTTGCCGCTGGTGAGCTGAGTAATCTGGGCAATGCGCCCAAACAAACTGCCAACTTTTTCGGCAACGTCCAGCATCTCATGGCCTGAATCGACCGCACCTTTAATACTGTTATATAGTGCAGTCGCTCCCGCGATGAGAGTAAATGGGTCCATATCACATCTTCTTCTTCATTTTAGCCATAGTCTAAGCTCCTTTTAAAAGAATAGTAGCGAGTATACCAGCCATGCCTAGGATCAATGCTGCAGCTGCGTTAAGCATGATCTTCTCTAACCTATCTACACGCGTTATAAACGTATTGTAGCGTTCTGCACAGACGGCTTCGTGTGTAAGGAGCTGCTTTTCAATTTCTGCGGAAGTAGCCATCATCATCTCCTTATACATAGACTGTAACAATTACACGACCAGCACCGCCATCCCCGCCATTGCCGAACTCTGAACCTCCCCCGCCTCCGGCTGGAGTTGACCCGTTGGAAGCAGTAGCCGAGCCTGTAGCACCGCTACCGCCATTCCCGCCGTATAGGCTAGTACCGCCGACCGCTCCATTGTTGGCTTGTGTACCGTTATACCCCCCGCCGCCGCCGCCGCCGCCAAAAACAGCAAAGCCACCTGTACTCTCAGTACCAGATACATCACCAGTATTTCCGCCTCCTCCGCCCCCACCTCCAAACGCGCTACGGGCATCATTGCCGAAGCCCCAAGGGATATTACCGACTACGGCTGCGGATGTTGCCGGGAAATCGGTATATGCCGTGATAAGAACACCGCGTTGAGTAGAAGTAGCTAAACTAGACCCCGACTCTATGACTGCGCCATGACCACCCCCAATAGCTCCGCCTGAACCGGGAGAAGTTGAAATACCGCTAACTCCGGCAGACATCTCTCCGCCCCCACCCCCGCCTCCAGACCCCGCAGTGCTATTGCCTGCGCCTCCGCCACCTTTATAGGCAGTTACATACCCCCCAAAAGTTGTATCTTCTCCGGCAATGCCGTTTGTGTTAGCTACTGTTGAACCCGCTCCGCCTCCCCCTACAACGACAGATACAGTTGACGTGACATCAGCCAAACTCATCCAGCGTTCAAGATACCCGCCGCCACCTCCTCCGCACCCCCCGGACCCTGAGGCTGCTCTACCTCCGCCTCCGCCGCCGCCCCAGCATTGGATACGTACAAGAGACCCAGCACTCGTAGGCTTAGTCCAAGTTTGAGTAGCGAGTGAGGTTGTGAACGCAAAAGTATTTGTCTGGACGATACCGTTTGTCTCAGTGAGTGCTGTGATTCTACCTTTAGAGTTTACACTAGCTGTGAGGAACTTACCTAAACCGCCGACTGGGCCGACTGCACTAACGATATTATCCAACTTGCCGTTTGTTACAGACAGGTCTGTGTAGTCCGCAGCGATGAGGAGCCGATTCGGTAGTTCATTAAATAGCGCAGCCACTGGGCGAAGTTCTACTCTGTCACCCGCAGTAAATGTAGTTACTGTTGTACCGTCCTGTGCGCGAACGATTGTGAATATGTCAGTCGATCTATCAGTAACTTTTACAATCTCAGTGACGCCGCTAGACTTAATGAGAGTAACATAAAAGTAGTTACCAGAAGCAACAGACGCGGATGGAAACCTAGCCCCGTGACCAGAAGACACTGTCATAGTTGTAGCTACAGTGGTTAATGAGCTAAAGAGCGTACTAAAAGCATTATTGGCTACTTGAACGCCCATTATGTCACTCCGGCTTTGGGTACTTGGCTTTTACGGTAACGCAGTCAGAAATGTACTGATTCATCTGACCCTGATCATTCTTAACAACAGCATCAAGATAGTCAAATATCGGAGGGTACTCAGCAGCACGTTTACGTGCGTACTCGTTTCGATCCCATGCAGCCTGAAGCCGCTCGACTTCTGCTAGGAGTGCTGCTTCTTCAGGCTTGTCAATCTGAATATCAAGCCAGACAAGACCGGAGTAGTCAAACCCATGTAACCGCCAAGTTGCGTTGGGACAAAGAGACTGGATTGCGTGAGTAATATCATACCTCATCCGGCAATCTCCTGAATGATTAGATAACTTGTGGCAAGTTCTTGATTTACCCCAGCGGCTGAGGTTGTACGGTTTTGATAAAAAGTTATAGACGCCGTGCCGGATGATCTAAAGAAAAATGTGTAGGCGATTGCAGACGTTGTAGCAGGAGAGTCAACATATGCCATATACCTATGTTGCATTGTAGATGAAGCATTGACGTCGTAAAAATCTGGCATCCAACCGGACCAGTAATCACTACTTGTAGAATTAGTACCTACTTTAGTTCCGTTTCGTTTTATATGGAAGGTATAATTCTCACTACTATGTTCCCCGGACAACCCCCATCCTACGAGTACTTTACTAGTAGAGAATTTTGGGGTGAAGCTGCTAGCAAAACTTGTAAGCTCAGATTCCCCCCCAGACCCTGTGGCTGAATAAGTTGTAACGGAATCAACAAACAGTGCCTGAGTCTGAATGACCATACCCGGTGCTACGATTGAGCCTACTGTTGCGCCTGTTACAGAACCTAATCCGGTAGTGGTGATCTTATGCCCAGTTGGAACATTGATAACATTGGATGGTCCACGTAGTTCAGGAACAATGAGAGTACCTGACATTGTGTCGCCAGTTTTTTTGACGACTTCCTGAACCTGCGGAGCTTGAGTAGTTGTTGCTCCAGATGGGACAGCAAGTGCGCCGGTAAGAGTGCCTCCGCCTAAAGATAACTTATCATCAAACAATGCTGCAGTTGGGCGGAGCTCAATACGATCACCGGCAGTATAGGCACGGGCTGTAGTCCCATCTTGACCGCGAGTGACTGTAAAAGCATCTGTAGCCCTAGCCGTTACCTTAACAACTTCATACTGATTGGAGCTATTGATAAGGGTAACATAGAAAAAATTGCCACTAGAAATAGTAGGGAACCGTGCGCCATGCCCGCTAGACACAGTAAGGCTACTATCTACCGAAGTGATACTTGAGAGTAGCGTACTAAAAGCATTGTTCTTAACAAGTGCGGTTCCCATAGCGATTCCTTATAGAGTACCTGTCATGGCGTTACTTCAATAGCTTTTAATTCTTCCACCGTCGAGCACGTATCCACGGCTTTTGTGATGTCGCGCAAACGCTGCTTCTCTGCAACGATGACTGCGGTGTCTGCATTGCTCTCAAGCGCACGTTGGAAGGCTACGTCCTGCGCGGCGAGTAGTGGCTCACGCTCTGCCCGTAGACGCTGCTTGGTAATGTCCTTGGCCTTGTCGATGTTAATCGTGATCATGCAGCATACTCCCACGCATTGCGGAACGTGCGGTCAGATGGAATGTCGGACACATCTACAATCTTGAATGGCTTACCAGCAGGTACGTCCTTGGCAGCGATTTCCTCAATGGTCATCGTCTCAAGAGCCTCTGGAGTGGGGATGATGATGGATACTCCACCGTCGTCGTTTGGGTAAATAACATAATTCATTGGGTTATCCTTTTAGCGGAAGATAGCTGAAAAAATAGTTCCAACATCTACGGTGGTATCTGTCGTATTTTGCCGACATACTATTGAGTATGTAGACGTTGTTGCAACATTACTTTCACCAACACCTCTATTTGAATCTTGTTTTACAACACAATAGTTTGTGTCAGGCATCGCAGTGGTCAGATTAACCGTGTACTGTCCAACACCATTATCCGTAACGCTCGTAACATTGCCACTAGCACGGATAGTACAGAAACCGCCTGTGTTGGTCGTGCCATCAAAGTTCACCCACGCACGACAGCCGTATGCCGTTGCTACCGAGCCGTAGCCGGAGTTGAAGGATAAGTCACCGTTAGCGGCGATACGCATCTTTTCTGATGGCGCACTGTTTGCAACAGTTGATGTTAAAAACGTCAACAATCCTTTGGGGTATTGGCTTGCAACTTGAGTATCTGGAAATTGAGCAACAATAGACGCACCCGCATAATTTGGTGTGTCATCAGTATCTGCTCTTGCAAAATGCAAACCCGCCGTATTATTTGCTGTTGTGTCAGTATTGATTATGGAAATAGATGCGCCAGTGTTTCCTAAAATATCTGTTGATGCACTACTACCGCACACGGCTAATCTTGTTGTGCCGCCTACACTGTTAAATAATGAGACGTCAGAAGTACCAATCCCGACATTACCGGACATGTTGATACGCATCTTTTCTGTGCCATTTGTAATAAATGCAAGAGTTCCGTCTGCTGGCCTTGTTATTGCTGCATCAACTACGGGGGCTGAGGCGGTGTTAGAAGTCATCATAAAATATGCAGCAGCCGCTGTCCCAGCAACTTCTAGCTTTCGTGTTGGACTTGACTCGCCAATTCCGACATTTCCCGACGAGTTAATACGCATCCGCTCAGTGCCGCCCGTCGAGACAGCTACGACATCTGCGCCGTAAAAAATACCCGTGTTAGCGTCACTGCCCTGCACTGCTGGAGTGGCAGCGGAACCATCAACACTAGCGATACCTGTGGTTCCGTTTATAGTTACAGTCATGCTAACGCTCCCGGCTCTCTAGGCCAATTTTGGTTCATCACAGCGGTAATCAACGACAATACATCCAAGCATCCCGCAATATCAACCTCAAGCCTCGCGCACTCAGTAACCACTGCCCCTCTATATACCACACTTGCAGCAGGAATATCTACACTTCGCTCAATTTTACGGATCACCATCCAGTCTGTCTGAGCAAGGAGTTTACCTGCTGTGTCCTTGATCTGGCTGACCCATAGCGTTTTTAATCCGTCTAAATCTTTCGGGTTGTCTACGCCCCAGTAAAACCTGTCGTCGTATGGCTCAGGATCAGCGACCTCGGTAATGCCGATAGCATTCTTTTCTTCAATGCTGGTTAGCCGCAACCAATTAGCAGGATACGATGTTCCATCATGGGTAAACCCAGTGTCTAACGGCAGTGACCGATTGTCTAACATGAACATAGTGTTACCTCGCTAAAGAGTACTTGAATGGGTTTTCGGCAAATGCCATGTAGATGTATGTACCGCCAGAAGCGTTGTTGCCTGTGCCTGTATCCCGTAACTTAAATCCGTTAGCTGTAAAGTCAAAATCATCTCCAGCAGCTTCAGCACTTGAAAGGTTTGCAGCCAAACCTTTTGTAACCAAGTTTGATGTGTCCCTTGATGAGTCAAGAATCATCCAATCGCCTACACCATCAGCGCGTTTAACCATTAAAAACCGTGGCCTAAATCCAGTAAACACAAATGGCCCATCAGCCGAGCCATTGCC